CCAACATCGCAAAATACTTCGTCTTGTAGATAAAGTTGATTATGTGATAACAGATAGCCCTGTGTTACTTAGCCCAATATACAGACATCTTTATGAAGGGCCACTTTATAGTGACCTTATAGATAAACTTGCACTGGAATGTTATAATTTTTATGATAACATAAATTTAGTTTTGCAACGACCTAAATCTTTTGATACAACAGGTAGAGCGCAGAATCATAAAGAAAGTATAGAAATAGATAAACAAATAATAGAACAATTTGAACAATTAAACTTGCCTTATAAAATTTTAGATACAAATGAACAAGCAGTTGATAAGGCATTAGAGTGGATAGAAAATGGATAAAAGAACAAAAAGAATACACAAGGAAACAACATTTAGTGTGGCAAGTGCTTTACTTACGCAGTTCCCACTAAATTATCTAATACTCTATTTATGTATAGAGTGGTGGGGTATAACAACACCAATTACACTCACTATCATATCTACAGCATTTATGACAGTAAGTGCATATATTAGAGTATTCTACACAAGATTATACTTCTCAAAGAGGTATAAAGATTGATTTATAATAGAGTAAAGTCAGCATCATTTGGAGAAGGTTTCAAATGGTTTGTCTTTGCGCACAGAAATAGGCTATGGTTATTTAGATGAAAGGTATCATCTATGGAATCAAGTTTATAAATCCAGACACGCAAGAAAAGTTCCTCAAAGTAGGAATTGCAAAGTATCGTGCTGGAAAAGTAGGAGTAGGAGTATTACAACGAGGTTCTAGTAAGGACTTCTATACTCCAGATTATCAGCAGTTTATTCAAAGAACATGGACAGGAGAGTATGACCACTGTAGAAAAATGGAGTGGATATTACATGAAATGTTTAAAGATGATAAGTACTTACCTGAGATAAAATTTGGTGGATATACCGAGTGTTTTAGTATAAACTCAAAAATTTTAAGATGGTTTCCAAAGAAGCGTGAAACAGCTGAAGATTGGATAAACAGGCATCAAAATTTAAACCTTAATGAATCCTAGAAATTCAAAAATATTTCTTGACAAAAAGGTTAGTTTTATATATAATAATAAAATAGAAAATATGAAAAAGATAGACATTCCAACAAATTGCCCATCATGTAATTCAGTTCTTGAGTTAGTAAATGAGCAATTGTTTTGTAGAAATGACTATTGCGAAGCAAAGAATGATAAGAAGTTAGAAAACTTTGTTTCTAAATTAAAAATAAAAGGTCTTGGACCAGCAACTTTGAAGAAGTTAAAAGTCGAAGACATAGTGCAACTCTATCAACTAGAAAGACATGAGATAATCATGAGACTAGATTCAGAAAAGATTGGTAGCAAGGTCTATGAAGAACTTGAGAAGTCGAAATCAGTAGACCTTCAGACTTTATTACCTGCCTTTTCTATTCCGTTGATTGGGCGATCCGTTTCAGAAAAATTATGTGAAACAGTCTCCAATATTCGAGATATCAATGAACTTACTTGTAGTGAATCAGGTATCGGCCCAAAAGCAACGGAAAATCTATTACTTTGGTTAGGGGAAACCTTTTATCCAAATCATTATTTAGATTTGTTGCCTTTTGACTTTACAAGTTCATATAAAGCAGTAGAAGTAAAGGAAGTCAAAGGAACAGTCTGTATAACTGGTAAATTAAAAAGTTATCCCACTAAAGCTCATGCACAAAAAGTTCTTGAGAACTATGGTTTCATAGTAAAATCAAGTCTGACAAAAGACTGCACTCATTTAATCAATGAAGGTGGAGTCGAGTCAAGTAAAACCCAGACTGCTCGAGAAAGAGGAGTCGAGATTATAAATAATATAAAAGTATTAATAGGAGAAATTTAAAATGGCAGTACCTAAGTGGACAGACGAAAGAACCCAACAGTTAGTAAACTTTGTTGGCGAAGGCCCAGTTTCCCAAGCTACAGTTGCAGACGCAGCTGACGAATTAGAAACATCTTCAAGAAGTGTTTCTTCAAAGCTAAGAAAAATGGGTTATGAAGTTGAATTAGCATCAGCTTCACAAAGCAAATCTTTTTCAGAGGATCAAGAGTCTACTCTTGCAAACTTTGTTCAAGATAACAGTGGTCAGTATACATATGCTGAGATTGCTGAGAACTTTGAAGGCGGAGCATTTTCTGCTAAGTCAATTCAAGGTAAAATCCTTTCCATGCAGTTAACATCTCATGTTAAACCTGCACCAAAGGTAGAATCTGTAAAAACTTACAGCGATGATGAAGAAACACAATTTATTGATTTAGTAAATGGTGGTTCATTCGTTGAAGAAATTGCAGAAGCTCTAGGAAGAAGTGTAAACTCAATCAGAGGTAAAGCTTTATCATTACTTAGAGCAGGTGAGATCAATGCTATACCAAAGCAGAAAGAAGTTAAAGGCAATGGTAAAGCAGACGTTCTTGCTGGACTAGATATTTCTGGAATGTCAGTCGAAGAAATTGCAGACGAAGTCGGTAAGACTGTTAGAGGTGTTAAAACCATGCTAACAAGAAGAGGCTTAACTTGCTCAGACTATGACGGCAGTGCCAGAAAAAATATTGGCTAGTTTAACTTAGAGTGTAGGGGTCTAACTCACGAGTGATGCCCCTCACTCGTTTTTTATTTGGGAGAATAATTGACATTAGCATCAGCATTAATTAAACAAATTATATCACAAAGCGATTTTGTAACTTGGAATCGTTTGAAATCCCATTATCTACCATCTACAACCTACCAAAAAATACATGGTATCATTGACAAGCATGTATTAAAATATCACAAGTTACCTACCTTTGAAGACCTAAAATCAAGTATCAGGTCTAGAGAATTACAAGAACAAGTCTATGCAATAGAATCGGTAGAAACCGAGGTAGACGCATATCTACTACTAGATTATTTAAAGAATGAATTTGCACAAGGAGAAATCCTTACTCGCATAGACGATTATATAGAGAACACAATAACACTAGCAGACGCACAAGAAAATATAGACAGTCTGCAAGAATTAGTAGTCCAAGTTCAAGATAGAGTCGATACAAAAGACGAAGATGAATCTATGGACACAGTAGAACTTTTCGATTCGACAGAAGATTTAGAGAATCGATTAGCGCTAGGATTGAATCAAGATTATGATTTATCCTACAAATTTTCTCCCAAAGATTTGGTCGTTGTTGGCGCACAACGAGGTGGAGGAAAATCATTTACACTTTGTAATATTGCGAGAGCAGTACAGGAAACTGGTAAGTCTGCTCTCTACTTTACAATCGAAATGGATACTCGTCAGATTCTGCAAAGAATTGTAAGTATGAGTACGAATGTTCCACTCGGTAGACTTATAGAAAGAAATCTTTATGATGACGAATGGAACAAGATTGCAAAGTGGTGGGCAAGTCGTTTTGATAAAGGACAGGAACACTATGAAAGTTATCTCAAAGAGAAAGACTTTGATAGGTTTCACAGATTACTTACAAGAGAACAGTTCAATAGAACTAATCAGATTGATGTAGTCTACGATCCTGCACTTACTGTAGCAAAAATTATTAGTACAGTGCGGCAGAAACGAGCAGAGTATGATGATCTTGGTATCATCGTAGTTGATTATCTAAACCAAGTTAAGCGTCACAACGCTCCAAGTCGTTCAGGTCAGTATGACTGGACAGAGCAAATAGAAATCTCAAAAGCACTTAAGTATCTAGCACAAGATGAAAATGTGTTAGTGGCGACTGCTGTTCAAACAAATGAGAACAATCAAGTACGATTCTCAAAAGGCATATTTGATGCAGTTGATGCTGCTTATCAAATATCTCATTGGGGAGATTCAGAAAACGCAATCAAACTTACTTGTGAGAAAATGAGAAATGGTAAGATGCAGGGCTTTGTGAGTGAGATTAATTGGGAGACACTAAAGATTGGACCACACACCGTGATGGACCCAGACGAAAAACAGGAATTAAAAGAAACATTTGAAACAAGTGAAGGAGTACATGATTTATGATAGATGTTATAAATAAAGTTGTAGAATGGCATGAAGATAGAAACCTTATTGATGGTGCTACAGATAAAGACCAAGTTCTAAAACTAATACAAGAAGTAGGAGAATTATCTGATAGTGTATGTAAGCAGCAAGATGTGAAAGATGATATTGGAGATTGTCTTGTCATACTTATTAATATTGCAGCAAGAAATAACACCAACTTACAGGAGTGTCTTGAGGTTGCCTACAACGATATAAAAGATAGAAAAGGAAAAATGATTGATGGTATCTTTGTCAAGGATTGCTAAAAATAGTACTTGACAAAATTGTAAAAATCGAGTATAATATATACATATGATTGCAATAGACTTACTTACAGAAAAAGGAATTGACTATAAAGTCCAAGGTAAGGACGCAGTCATCTCATGCCTAAACCCAGAGCATGACGATAGTAACCCTTCTATGAGGGTAGATAAAATTACAGGAATCTTTCATTGTTTTTCCTGTGGTTTTAAGGGTAATGTATTTACACACTTTGGAGCACCAGCTTCGAGTTTAGAAATTAAAATACATAATATAAAAGAAAAGATAGAACAAAAAAGAGCGGAGACAGTTGGTATTCAACTCCCAGACGATAGAATAATGTGGGACGCTCCGTTTCGTAATATAGGAAAAGAAACACTAAAGATTTGGCAGGCATTTACTTGGAATGTTCCTAAATTTGAAGGTAGAATAATTTTCCCAATTCGTGATATAACTGGTAAAACAGTTGGATTAATCGGAAGATTAACAAATAATACAATGATAGGAGAGAGTAGACCTAAGTACTATATCTATCCTGTAGGAGTACAGTTGCCTTTCTGTCCAGCGAAGCCAAAGCTGATACAGAATCGTGCTATACTTGTAGAAGGCATGTTTGATGCCTTGAATCTTTGGGACAAAGGTCTCAAGAATACTGTGTGCTGTTTCGGCACTAAACAGATGAATTGGGTAAAATTATCTCTACTAAAAATGCAAGGAGCAACAGGTATAGATATTATGTTTGACGGCGATGATGCAGGACGTCAAGCAGCACAGGAGATAAAGGGTCTTGCAGAGAAAATGGATATGGCAGTAAAGATTGTAAAACTGAGAGATAATCAAGACCCAGGCAATTTAACAGAACAACAAATTAAGGAAATAAAGAGAGTATTATATGGCTAAAATAGCATTGATAGAAACAACCCCAAGTTCAACCGACTATCATCGTTGGTTTGACTTCGACTTTGATAGGTATTCCCTATCGACAGCAAAAAAGAAAAAGATACTTAAGTCTGATGTTGATATAGATATTGATACAGATGAGTATGATTTCTTGATACTTGTAGGCTCAGAACCTTTCAAGTATTTCACAAAGAAAACTTCGATTACAGCAGAGAATGGTAGGCTTATCAATGATAAGTACTTACCTGTAATTAATCCTGCTATGATTACTTTTCGACCAGAAGCAAAGAAAGCATTTGAAGAAGCAGTACAAAATATAAAAGATTATATATCTGGAGACTTGCATGTATTGGAAATACCTGAAGAATTTAAAATAGGAATAGAAGATACTGAAGAAGCATATAAATTTCTTACAAGTGCTTTAGTATCTGATGGAGAATATATTTCACTTGACTGTGAGACTAGCGCATTATATCCTCGTGATGGATATATGATAGGATTCTCTATATCATATGAACACAAGGGAAAACAACAAGGAGCATATATTAGTACTGATTGTATTGATAGTCAGTGTGAAACTTATATGTCGCAGTTGTTTGAGAAAAAGATTGTAGTCTTTCACAATGCAAAGTTTGACTTGGCATGGTTTGAGTATCATTTCAATTTTAGTTTTCCT